ATGGGCATCACCGAAGTCAGGCTCCGGGATACGCTGCTGCGCGCCACCAATGCCAATGAGCTGTTAGGGAAGTCTCTTACCATGGCAAACGACGAGTGGAAGCGAAATACCGCGCTGACGAAGGAGGCATCCACTCGGTACGCCACCACCCAGAGCCGGATCACGATCCTCGGCAACAAGGTGAAGCTGCTCGGGCAGACGATCGGCGACGACCTTTCCCCGACCCTCAAGAAAATGATCTCTGGCGCGCACGATCTGCTGGACAGCCTCATGGAACTGGACGAGGGCCAGCGCCAGGCACTGATCACCGCGGCCGCGTGGGTCGCCGGGATCGGACCGGGGATTCTGGTGCTGGGCAAGCTGAATACCGCCGTCGGAACGTTCTCCACCGGGTTCGGGAAACTGATCACCACCGCGGTTTCCGCGGGCGGCGGGATGAAGGGTGTGCTGGCCGCGTGTGGGAGCCTCTTGGGACCCGTCGGCATTGCGGCGGTCGCAGCGGCGGCGCTGTATGGCGCGTACCGCTGGATCGACTACGCCTCCGGTGCTAGAGAAGCCCGCGAAGCGCTCCAGGGCATGGCGGAGACAGCCAAGGAATGGTCGGAGCAGCAAGCCTCCACCGTATTCGATACTGGAAATGACGCGTTCGCGCGGTTCGGCCTGACCCCGGACAGCTTCGGCGGGATCGAGGAATCAAAGGATTGGCTCTCCCGGCTCAACGCCACCTGGACCGACGGCAAGCAGGAAACCTCAGAAATCGTCAAGTCCTATGTGGACGAGTTCAAGGCGGACAGTGATCAGCTGCGCCAAGCGGTTGAGGAGCGCCAGAAGATCCTCTCCGGGCTGGGCGTCAAGGATTCGCGCTCGGACGAGGTTTTGAAACAGCTCGATTCCTACGACAAGGAAGTCCAATCTCTACTCAAAAAACGCCGGAACGGGAAACTCACCGAAAAGGATCAGGCGCGGCTTGAGGAGATCGTCACTCAGCGGGTGCAGATCAAGCTGGAGTACGCGCTGGGGGAATCCGGCGGGTACGAGAAGATCTTGCAGGGCGTGGAGGCCGAGAAGGCGAGGCTGGAAGCAGAGGGCGGTTCCACCTCCATCGACTTGTACGCCGATGCCATGAAGGCCGCTACCCAGGGCAGCGCCGAGTACAATGCCGCGCTCGAGGAGACCTACGCTTCCGAGTACAAGGTCATCGCCGCCATGCAGGATGGCGCGGACAAGCAGAAAGCGCTCGACGCACTGAATGAACAGCACAACCAGGCGAAACTCGAAGGCGCCCGGAAGTACGCTGAGGCGCTGTCCCAGCTTGTGGAGCCGATGCTGCTACAGAGCAATGAGCTCGGTGGGGCCGACGAGAAGCTTCAGAAGCTGGTCGGCCTGCTCTCCGAGTTCCAGATCGCATCCGCCCAGGGCGGCAATACCTCCGGCATCCTGACGCAACTGGACGAGCTGACGAAGGGCATGGATGAAGGCGAACTGGCCTCGTACCTTGCGATCCTGACCCAGATCCAGGACGCGGTCCAGCAGGGCGGATTCACGCCCGAGGAGACGCAGAAGCTTTTCCCCGACCTCAACATCACGGACGTGCTGGGCGGGTACACCTCTATCGCCGATTTCCTCAAGGCTAACGCCGGGTCCTTCGAAGGCCTTTCCACCATGTTCAATGAGGCGCTACCGGACGAGGTCAAGCGCGTGCTGGTGGACCTGGACCTGACCAGCGCGTCCGCCGCGTGGGAGCAGTTCAAGACCGACACGTCCTCATTGACCACGACGCTCTCCGCTACCGTCACTGGCATCGTGCAACTGACGCCCATCGACGCCCAAGCCGCGGCGGACTTCCGCGCGGCGAACCCCATCGACCTCGACGGCCAGGTCATGAAGGTCGGCATGGTCGAAGGTGCGGAGCAGACGTTCAAGGACAAATTCAACGCCGGACTTCTGGCGCTATACGATGAGCACGGCGTCCCGATCCCGGTCACGCCCGATGCCGTCGCGCAAATCAAGGCTACCGACCTGGTGCTGGGCACCGACGAGAACGGCGTACTCCACGTGCAGGTGCTGCCGAAGATCGGTTCCCCGGAGGGCGTTCAGAACGCCGAAGCAGGCTTGAACACGAAGCCGCAGAACTTCCTGCCCGACTGGCTGAAATCCAGCACCTCCGACAAAGTCACCTCCATCACCAGCCTCGTGCAGGGCGTGGAGGATCTGGCCGCGGCCGGCGAAACCTTAAGCACCCAGCAGGGCAAGTCGGTGGTGCTGGAACAACTCTTTAGCCTCAACCCTGAGGAACTTCAGAGCATCGCCACCTACATCGCCCAGGCGATGGCGGCGCTCAGCAGTGGTACGCTTGACGCCGACGCCGAGGCGAAGGTGCGCGAGCAGCTGAACGCGCTGCTCACCGTAGTGCGGACCGCGGACGAGTATCTGGGTGTCGGCAATGACATTTCCGCCGGCATCGCGAGTGGCCACAGTCGCCACTTCCATTGAAACCGCGCTGCGTGCCGCGGCACAGACGCACTCGCCCTCCACCATGACGCGGCCGATAGGCGTCGACCTGTCTTCCGGTATCGCGGGTGGCATGATGGCCTACGGGTTCGGCTCCGCGGCCGGGGTTACGTCGGCGAAAGCCATTTCAGCGTTGAAAACTGGACTATCCATGAGTACGACGAAACCTATCGGCCTTTCTGTTATGACTGGCCTCGCCCTCGGCATCCTGAGCGGCCGTAATCTGGTCGTGAACGCCATGAAGATCGTGGCCGAAGCCGCCGTGCGCGCCGCGAAGGCGAAGCTCAAGATCCAGTCCCCGTCTCGGGTGTTCCGGGACGAAGTCGGCCGGATGATGGTTCGGGGCATCGGCGAGGGCACCATCCTCGAAAGCAAAGCCCAAGCGAAGATCATCCAGAACGCTGCGCGCTACCTGACCGGCGCGGCGCAGGCGGGCGCATCCGTGAGTAGTGCCTATGATAACCGACGCACCTACCACCAAGACCAGAGCGTGACCGTACAGGTGGACAAACTCTACATCCGGGACGAAAAGGACGTGCGGAGCCTCGCCATTGAGCTGGCGCAGTTCAACAAAACCCAGTATGCGGGCATGGGGGTGAAATAATGGCCGATTGGTTCGCCTGGAATGGCGTGAAGTGTACCGACTACGGCGTGCATGTTCTAACCCACCCGGCCATCTCCCGGCCCAAGGAGCGTGTGACGACGCAGGCAGTGCCGGGGCGCAGCGGCACGTTGACGATTACGGAAGGCGACTGTGTGTACGATGAATTCATCGCACCCTGCGAGTGCATCGCGCCAAACCCAGCGTCCATCCCCGCGTTCTCCGCCTGGCTGCACGGACCCGGCGTCGTGATGTTCGGAAACCAACCAACCGGCTATTACCACGCCCGCGTCAGTAACCAGATCGACTTCGAGACGGTGGTACGCGGGCGGCCCAACCGCAAGTTCACCGTCAACTTTCGCTGCCAGCCGTTCCTGTATCTTCTGAACATGCCGGACATCGTGATGACAGCGCCGGGGCAGATCTTGAACGAGGGCACTGTTTTCGCGGAACCCATCATCACGGTGGAGGGAAACGGCGACATTGACCTGATGGTCGGAGAGGTGACGCTAGGGATTGCCGGGCTCGCGTCCTCGATCACCATCGACGTGCCGCAGCGGCTGGCGTACATAGATGGGATCAACCTGACTGGCTCGCTGACTGGCGCCGAGTGGCCGACGCTGCCGGTAGGAACGACCGCGATCTCCTGGACAGGGAACGTAACCCGCCTCACCATCACCCCCAAATGGAGGGCGCTCTGATATGGGTGAGGTGTATGTCTATTCCCCCGATTCTGAGGACTTTGACACGATGGGCCTGTGCGGAGCGCTTTCACCAACTTCTTGCGTTCACACCGAGGCGCGGAACGACCTCTCGGAGATCCAATTGGAACACCCCATCGACGAGAATGGGCGCTGGATGTTCCTCCAGAACGACTATATCCTGAAATGCGATGTTCCCGTGCGCACCGTGCCGCCCATCACCCCAGAAGGCACGCTGGTGACCGCCCATGAGGTGTGGACCATCAAGACCGGCACCACGAAAACCCAGCGGAACCTGTACTACTATTCCTCAGGCAACAAGGTCCGGAAGAAGAACCTGCCGGTGGGCATGAACCTCCCCATCATCTTCAAGGGCGAGGACCGATACAAGGGGATCTTCACAGGACGCAAGAAGTATCGCTATAAAGGTCATTGGCGGTGGAAGGACTTCACCTACTACGGCTGGGTCGCGAAATCGGCCATCCAGTACACACTGACCGAGGACTGGCCGAACAATCCCGCCGCCATTGAAACTGTAGCACCCGCTTGGATCGTGGCCGACCAACTCTTTCGCATCTACAAGGTGGAACTTCGGGACGATGGTGTGACGGCCTACGCCCGGCACATCTTTTACGACCTCCTGAACAACCTCACGTCCTACCCTGCCGGGCAGACTGATTGTGTTTCAGCGATTGACAGGATTCTGGGGAACTGCCAGGTGTCCACGCCTTTCTCCGGCTTTACCGACGTCGGCGGCGAGCGGGTGATCGACGGCTGGAAGCGGGTCAACCCCGTCAGCGCGCTGCTCGATCCCGAGATCGGTGTGGCGGCGCTGTGGGGCGCGGAGATCATCCGCGACAACTACGACTTCTACCTGCTCCGGGACGCGGGGCTGAACCGCGGCGTGAGGATTGAATACGCCAAGAACCTGCTGGGCGTCTCCTGCGAGGTGGACGCATCGGACATCGTCACGCGTATCGTGCCGGTCGGAAAGGACAAGAGCGGAAAGGACCTGCTGCTGGCGCCAGGCAGCTACAACGTGGACGGCACAGTGTACACCATCGCGGCTGATCAGACCTGGATCGACAGCCCGCGCGCTTCCCTATACCCAACACCCCATGTGCAGGCGCTGACCTGTTCCGGCGAGTGCAAGGAAACGAAAACCGTCACAAAAACCATGATAAGGGTGCGCATGATCCGGGAGGCGCTGGCCGCGCTGGCAAACGACGCCGACCTGCCCAAGGTGTCTCTGAAAGTCGAATTCCTTTCCTTGGGCGACACGGAGGAATACGCCCAGTACCGGAGCCTGGAGGATGTGTTCCTCTACGACCGGGTCCGGGTGAAGCACCCGGGGATTCAGCTGGACGTCCTGACCGAAGTCAACCGCGTCGAGTTTGATTGCCTGAATGAGAAGTTCCGGTCCATTGAGTTGGGCTCCGTTCGTCAGGATATGCGAAAGACCGCCGTTGCCTCCTGGCAGCTGCCCTCCACCATCTCCGGTCGGAAGATCGCCATGGAGAGCATCTCGGCAGCGCAGCTGGAACCCGAATCGGTGGAGGAAATCGACCTCTCCGCCAACGGCAGCGTGATCGGCGTCGCGGAGCAGACGGTGGGCATCACGCTCTCCATCGTCGCTTCTCGGGGCGGCGTACTGACCGCGGAGGTGCCGGAGACGGTGTTGACCGCCCGTGTCCTGCGCGGCGCCACCGACCTCACCGCTCAATACGACGCCTCGCGCTTTTCCTGGACGCGCTCGAGTCCAGATACGTATGGCGATACCCTGTGGAACGCCTCACACCGGGGTACCAAATCCATCACCGTCACCGCCGCCGACGTCAAGCGCCAGGCGGTTTTTCATTGCACCTTGGAGGAGGAATAACATGGCCGCATTGGCAACCGGACAGATCAGCATCGTGGACCTCGCGGACGGCAAATCGCTGTCCTGCTACATCAACTCCAATCAACCGCGAATCCAGGTACAGGATGTCAACGCGGGAACCTTCTCCCCGGACTGGTCGATTTCTGCCGGCAACGTCGTACTGACGCCGGTGGTTTACGCCGATCAGGCTCAGATCCCACTTACTCAGGCAGGGCTCACGATTGACTGGAAGCGTCGGGAAGGTTCCGCGTACGAGACAGCGCTGACTACCGGTGAATCGGTCGCCTCTGGGGTACTGACCGTCTCTCAGAACAGGATGGCTTCGATCTCCGCGGGCACGCTGACCTACATCGTCTATGTCACCTATACTGACCCGGACACCGGGGAGTCCATTTCTGTCTCCGCCGCCATTGACTTCGCGCTGGTGAAAACCGGCCAGAACGCAAAGAACTGCTGGATCTCCGGTGAGCAGGTGTTCAAGTACGCCTCGGGGGCCCCGACGCCGAACCCTGCGTCCATCACGCTGACTGCGAACATCCAGAACGTCACCTTCTCCAAGTGGCAGTACAAGAATTCCTCCGGCGTCTGGACGGACTACCCCACCGGTGACGGCAATACGGTGATCACCACCACGACGCTGGTGGTCAAGCCTGCGCACGCGGTATGGGTCAGCGATGTGGCGACCATCCGCGCGGTCACATCGGATGCCGGGATCGGAGACGCGACCAGCGTGTACAAGGTCGCCGACGGCGCGGCGGGCGCAAATGGTTCCAGCGGTGCATCCGCCTCCGTCGCCATGCTGACCAACGAGAACATCACCTTTGCCGGAAACGCCTCCGGCCAGGTCTCCGCCACCAGCGTCGTCTGCAATGTGGTGGCCTACACCGGAACCACCAAGGTCACGCCCACGGTGGGGACCGTCACAGGCGTGCCCTCCGGTATGACGGTCGCCGTGGGCAGCGTTGTGAACAGTGAGATCCCCATCACGTTGACCATTGCGGCCAACGCCACGCTA